TCCTTTACCCATGATATCTCCTTATTCTGCAGGGTTATAGCTTTGTTTCCAAGCTGGTTTATTGTTGTAGTCTCTGCGTACATATCTGTCTCGTTGAGCAGCCATACGTTGCGCAGGAGTTCTATTGTCCCAGGCCTCTGCAAGTCCTTGCAAGCAGCCCAATAATGCATATCTCGCTGAATCAATACAGTCATCAGGATCACTGAATCTGCCCTTCTCATCAACGAAATAGTTTTGTGCTTCATTTAGAAAGTGGGTGCAATTCTCATTAACCATTAAACTTCCTACTTCAAGCATTTGTCGCATTTGGTTAATACCATATGCTTTGTGATTTGTAACACGACCCTGACTATCAGGTGGATTCATAATCGCTTTGTCGTACACATTAAGTTCATAACTTTCAAACAACTCTCGTATGCTGTTACTCGACATTGTATATCGTCCAGATGTAGAAGCATCTGCCGGAAGTACGATAGGGGTTCCGAATACCTCGGGTCTGAGTAAATGATTGATGTACTGTGTTGGCACAGCTTCTTCAATCCCTTGAACAACGATTTGACGGTGTAAGTATGCAGTTCTTTCATTTGGTTCCCAAAACATTAAACTAATAACTGTCTTATCATTTACCAACCCCAAGTCAAGTGCAATGATTCTATGAATATTAGGCATACGAGTAAAATCAATTTCACCAGTTTTATACGTAGGCCAGTTACTAAGCTGAAAGACAGCACCTTTACCCATAACAGGCTTGCCAGCAATACGAGCTTCCCGTTCATGTGGTAAGTAATCCTTTTCTAGTTGTCGTCTAGTACTATTTAACAAGAAGGGCATACCCCATGGATCGTATTCGGGTACATCGTCCCATGATACACGAATGAACTCATATCCTTCTTCGTGATTCCAGAACTTACTAACTAATCCGTTCAGACCTTTTAATGGAGTGAAAGAACACAAGACTTTACCCTGTGTCGTAGCAGTACGAGTTACAATTTCTGAGAAGAAGTCATCTGGTGGTTGTTCGTCAAAGACTGCTAGGTTAAGTTTGAAACCCTGTAACTGACGAACTTCTTGGGTGTAGTTAGCGAATAGTAGGTAGGAGTTCGAACCCGATTTGTGTTTAATTTCCACACCGATACAGTTCGCACCATCAGAGCGCATAGTATCAGTAATAATACAATGTCTAGGTATCGCACCTGTTCCTAAATTCTCTTTAATTTTAATATCTTGTGTGCCAAGTAATTCTTGTTGAAGAACTAATGCAACCTGCGACCAGCCCTCACCCGCGACCATACAAGTGATCGGTTTATCGAAACGATAACCTTCCCACCATTCAGGGTATATGCCAGTAAGATGACATGCTGTTTCAAAACATGTTGAGACTGTTTTACCGATACGGTTAGCAGCCAATATCCCTCGTCGTTCACTATTACCTGTCTTAAAGAATCTTAGTTGATGTTCAAATGGTCTAAAGTATTTCAATTGATTATACTTCATATCTTCAGCAATTTCAATTGACAAGTCCTGCAGCATGTTTCTAACAGGACCGGGAATAACTGTAAGCGAATCTATGGTTAGATTGTTTTTATCAACCGCATATCGTAAGGCACGAGCCATTAAAGTCTCTGTGCCTATCATTACTCACCTTCTACAGGATAATGTTGATTCATAATACTCAAATAGTATAAACCATGACTCAATTGTAGAATCTCATCTGGTGTACCACTCCATGTACTTGTATCAGTTAAATCTGCTGGCTTCTTTGTGAGCAATGCTTGCAATCTTTCTGCTGTCAATCGCATACAATGTTCGATTTGACCGGGGAAACGCTCTTTAAATGCTTCTCTGTGCGCTTTGTTAACTTTCTGAAGAATCTTTGTTTCTTGATACATGATATCTTCTTTCTTTTTAACCGCATCTTTTACTTCGTCTTTAGCGACACGCAGAATCTTGCGTTCTTTTCCATCTGATCCTAGAATCATTTGTCCAAGCTCCATGGGTTGTGTGCTGCTGAATCGTCAACACTAATAAATTCTCTATCGATCCAAACTTCCCATTGATTTGATTTGTTAACCTTGAAAGTTTGCATCATTGCTCGTAAGCGTTTACCTTGTGGTGTCAATGTACCATCTTCACGCATTACCGTTTGTTCACCCGTACGTGGATCAATCCATTTGATAATTTCAGGAACTGTCTTACCATACTTGTTAATCTTTTCACCAAATGGCTTCTGTTCTAAAGGTCCTAGAATCTCATATGAAATCATTCCATTGTCGTATTTGCGGAAAATCATATCGACTTTCTTATCTTGCGCTCGTTGTTCTTCATCTGGATGAGGAACTAATGGTGAGTAGAATGCATTCTGCATTGAGCCCTTTGGTGGCAAGTCTTTACTACGAGCAGGAGTAGGTTTCAATTCTTCTTCAGGAATCATCTCAGCTTTTTCGATGTATGGATTATCACCACCGATAAACTTCAAGTCTACTTCTTCGCCATTCAATACATTCATAGCAACTTCATACTTAACTTTATTCGCACGACCTTTTAAGTTCAATACGATACCTGTTTCATCGAACACGAATCGTTCAAGGTCTTTAGCTGTAGGAAAGTCTGTCATTAGACCTTCGATATCAAAGTCTGAATGTACAATTGCTTTTGGAGGAGTGGGTTGCGCTTGTTTTTGAGTCTTTGCGACTTTAGCGGGTGTTTCTTTGACAGTTGCTTTATGGTCGAACGAATCGTCCCATACATTGTCGGTACTTGTGTTTTTAGTCATTTCATTTCCTTTTCTAAACTATAGATGGTGAGAGAACCCCATGTCCTCTCACCGGTAGACAGCAATCTACATGATTATTTAGTCTTTGCTACAATTGTAGTTGTAGGTTTTACTGGAGCCACTGGAGCTGCTACTGTAGGATTTTTCAATTGAGGCATAAACAATTGAATAGGTGCTCCACTTCCCCAATTATAAATATTAGGCACAGGTGTGCCCCATGTAAATGTAGCAGGTGGAGTTGTAGTTGTAACCTTATTCGGTGTCATAAAACCAGGATTTATACCAACTTGTGGTTGAATCTTCAATGGTGCCATGGGTGGAACTATTGTTCTATAATCCGCGTAATGCGTAGTGGTCGGTGCAACCGGACCTTGTTGTATTGGAAGTGTTGAGGGAGCTGGACTCATCATCGGCATCATCGTTGCCGGATTAAGATAATTCATACTCCCGAATATACCAAACATGATTACTTCTTATACTTGCTTGGTAATTTACTACCATCAGCAGTTGGGTTACGTTTTGGACCAGTGTTAGAATGTAAACCTTCTAATGCTGGATTAGTACGGCCACCGAACTGACCACGACCGCGCATTTCTAAAGCACTAGTGACCATGTTAGCTAAACCAGCTTTCTCGCTTGAACGAGTATTCTTTTCAGCCATGAAGTCTTTACGCTTAGAACCCATACCAGCATTACCTGTTGTTGGACCGCGTTTTTGATTGATTGGTTTTGATTGTGGGTTAGACATAATATTTCCTTTTTAACCTACGATTGTTACTGGAGTAACTAACAAGTTACCATCAGCGATATTTGCAGAGAAGTATGCGCCGATACTAGCATTAGCTGTTACTTGAATGAATTCTTCAGTGCTTGGTAGAATTGAAAGAGTTGCAGTGTTTGACTGAGGCCATACTCTTGTACCTGCTGCTGCAACGCTAGTAATAGCACCTGCAGTACCAACTGTTAATGTCAATGTCAAGTCATTAGCTGTTGTTGCACCACCTAAACTAGTACCTAAGATAGTAATAGTTTCAGCGTTTGCATAACCACTACCTGCATTAGCAATAGCTACTTGATAACCACTAGTATTTGCAACAGTTACATTGAATCGTGCATTAGCACCGCCACCGCTAGGTGTGCCGGCTAAGTTACTGAATGTATAAGTTACATCGCTAGGAGTATAAGTGAATGTTGCAATGTTAGCAGCACTTGTATTAACTACACGAACTGTATCAATGCCCATTCCACCTGTTACTGGATTGATTGTATTTGCAAGAGCAATGTT